CTTCGTTCAATTGAAGCACTGCTGAGGGATCACGTAAACCTTCGTTTTTAGTCGTAGTTACAGCTTGTTTTATTACGTCCATTATCGCAGGTAGGTGTTGTGCACTAACTTCTGTGTCTGCTAAGCTACTTAAGTATTCTTCACCGTGCTCTGTTTTTAATGCAGTTCGATGGTACAGGTCTTCCACCGCGCGTAGTACCATTTCAACGCTTCCCTTTCTGCCAACGGCACGATAGGCCGACCCTGTTTCGTCGCCCGCAGCAGTAAGTACAGTGCCAGCTGATTTAAGCAGATTGCGCGCAGTCTTCTCTACTTCAGAAGAGACTTCTTCTGGTTTAATGTCAAATGTTGCATTGGATGCAAAAACATTTTTTTTGCGTAAGTTTTCCGCAACAGACGTAGCGCGCACCAAAGAAGATTGTACTCCGGAAACAACGCCATCTTCAACAGGTTTACGAGCTACAGTTGGAGCAGGTGTAGGTTTAGGAGCTACAGTTGGAGCAGGTGTAGATTTAGGAGCTACAGCAACTACAGGCGGTCGTGTGCTTGCGGGAGTTGCGGGGGCGTAAGGAGGGGTTGTAGATTTAGGAGCTACAGGTGGTGGTGTTTGTTGCCCACTATAGGGTGTAAACTTTCCCAGTGTAAGCGATTTACCCTCGTGCGGATTTTTACCTTCCTCAAATTCTTTTAGTTGTCTGCGAAGATGCTGAATGATCGCACTTTCAGATTCAGTAGGTTGTCTACGTCCGATGTCTGCTCGAGCCTCACTTAATACTTGCCTTATAGTGTCTTCGTCTAACTGCATGCTATCAACAAATTCTGGAGTTGACCTAAGTATGGTTGAAGCAAAAGCCTCCGGTTTAGCCGAGGCGCTCGCTTGAAAACTACCGACTGGTTGCCGTGCTGGCGGTTTTCGATCGGGAAACAGCTTTTTAAACACAGAATTTTCTAGTTGTATTGTAGATAATTCTACACCCGCTCGCGGTAACTCTCCGACATAATCCGCCGCTCGATACTGTGCTGCGTGTGCTACCTCATGACTAACAATACCCAGAATATACTGAACAAGATCGTCATACTTACTGTAATCTCGTGCTGATTTAGATGAACCGTCATCAGCATAGGTAACTCGTCTATTCTTATCATACGGCGTAAATTTATAGTCGTTGTAAGCCTTCACCGCATTGTTAAAGTTTATGCCTACTGTTTTGTTAGCATATTCTCCTATATGCGTACCTCCGGCTAAACTTGGATCATTTGCCTCGGTTACAAACTTTAGTCCCAAAGGTCCCAACGCCGCAGTGATAATTTTTTCAACCTCTGCTCGTTGTGCGGGTGTTAGCTCTGCAGGGGGTGGTGTATTAGCGGCGGTTCTAGTACCCGTAGTAGCTGCACTTGGTTTTGCAGACCCGGTGGAACTACTAGCCGAAGAGACTGAGGTTGCTGTAGGTGCAGGTTGCTGAGGAGCGACAGCTGGAGCAGGTGCAGGTTTAGGAGCTACAGAAGCTACAACTGTAGTACCTCTGGTTGCGGAACCGTACTTGGCTTCTATAGAAGGTAGATTTAGTCCAAAATTTCTTAAAGCTTCCGTAACGTTTTTTTCTATGCTGCTAAGAAACGTTGCGTCTTTAGCAAACTCCGCAATTACTGCATCTACTTTATGCATAACGTCTTTACTTAGTGGTACAGGTTCACTTGCGGCTAAAGCCGTGTTTGAATCAGCACGCTGAACTGCGCCTACGGTTTCTGCCAGTGCGTATCCAATCTTTGTGCCGGTTTCTCCTGCGGACATGTCTCGTATTTGCTGCAAGTACTGTAACGTCATTCGTAGCTGGTCATTAGTGTTCTCTACACTCATTTGTCACTCCATGTACATCCTTAGAATTTCCGCCTCCTCTATAAGTTGTTGTTTTTCCTTCTTCTCCAGTTCTTTTTGCTTGCGGCGGACGCTTGCTTCTAGAGATTTATGTTTAGCCGCGATAATAACGGCAATGTCTGCATAGGTGATTAACCCGATCTTCTTTGCGTGAATCGCGCTGAACTGAGTGGGTAAGAGAAAGTGATCAAGCCACATGGCCAACTCGTCGCGTGTAGAGTTGGCCAATCGAAGGTAATGATGAATGCCGTTACTTTGACTCGTCACTCTGTAGTGAATTGTCTTTTTGTAGTGTTTCGACGTATTTGTCGAAGACGTCCTTGCCAATTTTTCCAAGAGTCCAAATATTTTCTGCGAGCTCACGTACAACCTCCCCACTTGCATCCAGCATTTTGCGTGCCTGCACGGTATTCATTTTTGGGCGAACCAAACCTTCTGCAATAGTGTTTACAGTAAACTCAGTATTGTCTACTTCACCATTCTTTTGTGATTGCTGATTGATCTTTTCCATTTGTGCAAAACTTAATGCGCGAATACGCACACGTTTTTGTAAGCCGCGGATTGTTAAATCCACCTCCAGCAATGAGTCGTCTCGTAAAAGATCGTCCACATTGTCATAATATTCACCAGCACCGAAAGCATAATCCAACATAAAATATTCTCCTTTAAATTAAAAAAAAAGAAACCCCCTCGAATTGTTGTATCGAGGGGGTTTGCTCTGATTGCTTATGAAGTGTAATCGCCGGAAATCGAAGGAGCAATGCTGAAACCACCATTGTCCATAAAGTCAAAGCTCATAGTTACTTCGTTGTTTGCGGCGTTGGTCAATTGATAACCAGTGATAATGGCCGAAGGCACTACCATGGCGTACCCGCCTTTAGTCACCAACTTGACGGAAACGTAAGAACCGCTGTTTGAAACGTTGATCAGCTTCGTGTGAGTCGTTTGCTGATCCATTGGGAGAGTGATTTGAAACGAACCATTGATACGCTTGGTAGTCGTGAAGACATACCGGCGATTGTCGTCGTTCAGGAAGGGACCGACGTCGACTTGGTTGGTCTGCAACGACGCTTGCCACTGTGACACAAAACTGATGTTGTCATAAGCACCAGTAGCGGTGACATCGCGGATCTTCAAATAACCTTCATTGCCTCGTACAATTGACATTGATTTCTCCTAAAGTTAATTTTGTGGGGTAATATAAGTTTCAACACCAATGGCCGACGTGTAGATGGCCACATTGTTAAAACGGTCAACTGGAAAAGAATAAGCTTTACACGGGTAAAATTGCACACTGTAAGGAATTGCTATACTGGGAATACCGCTAACCGTAAACGGACGTGTAAATCCATTTGACAATTCCCCTAGTGCATCCGAAGCCAAAGCTATCGAAGTTGCAACTGACTTTAGTGTAATAATTCCTTTCCACGCAGTTGAATTAAGCATGCCGAAATTGTACCCTAATGCCGACTCACTCAAGTACACAAGGTACGGATACGGCACTTCAGACGGAGCAACTTCGTAAAATATTTTGTTAGTGTACTGTCCCGATATTTGAGCTAACGCACGAGCGATAATGCGCCAAACATTGGAGTACAACGCGTTTACGATCATGGTTTACCTTCAATAAAGGAATTTACGTGTTTAGTCACAAACGTGTCAATCTCGGGTAACAGCTCTTTCTGAAAGTCTTCATAGTACTGCTGCTTAATCTGAGTAACTAGCGCGTTCATAGACTCGGCGGTAGCCTTTTCTCGATGGAGCAGTCGAGCGGTTACATGAGACACAAACTGAGTAATATCTACGGCATCCATGTGTCCCTGCGTAGCACTGTGTGCAAGCGAGTCGGCGACCTTGAAAACCTCCATAATAGAAAATTCGAAAGCTTTTTTTTTCAGTTTCGGCATGCGATCAAAATCGAGTTCATGCGACTGTGGGTTGTATTTAGCCAAAGCTCTTGTAAAGTACTTCATGGATCTTTCCAAACTTCGTAACGACGTGCGTTTACGCTTGCGTCTACGCTTTAGATAACTGCGTAAACTAGCCGCAGTGATATGCTGCACAATGAGGTTAACGTCTTTTTCTACGCTAGCGTACTGATCTTGAAAATCTTTTATCATTTTAATTGGATCAGACACGCGCTTGTAACGTTACAACGAACGCCCCCATCATTGAGTGTTTCACGGGAACGTCAACAATGCTAAACTCTGCACCGCTAAAAACAATTACGTCTTTTACGGTAACATCAAGTGTATACGGTAATTGAATTCTTGTTGATTGCGTTGACAGGGTAAGCTGAACTTCATCTTTTTGCTCGCTTGTGTTGACTACCGTAGTACCAATTTTGTTGATGAGGCGGCAGGGTATTCCCGAGGTGACGGTAAACTGATCTTCATAAGCACCGTCAACATTGGTAATCCCTGCAAACCGCCTCAACGAACACTGATCAATCATAAACAATTCTGACTGTGCGCGTACGTACGCTACTTGGCTAGAAAGCGACATTGTCCTGCACCACCTCGATGCGCGTGTCGATTAGCTGTACTTTTTTAATTGATTTATTTGCAGCAACAGCGGCATCTTTGATTCGACTAAGCGTGCTTATAGAATTGTAGGTATCAAGCTTGTTTTTAAATTCGTCCATTGTACGAATATTAATAATTTCACCGACTTGTTCATCAGTAATAAAGTTGGCAAAGTCATACTCGGGCGTTAAGCCCGCGTGTACTTTTAATAAACCCTTGTCGAACAGATTCTTATTCAAACGCCGGAAGATTTTGTCCTCAAGCTCTGAGTAGATTTCAATTACTTCAGTCTCGTACACAAACGCAGTACGGCGATTCTCCTTAAAAGAGAAGTCGTCTTCGCTTGTGGTCAGAGACCACCCTACTTGCAGTTTAGTGTCCAACGGATTTGCGCGAAGACCCGAAACGATGTTGACGGGAACTTTTTCGTAACGCTTGTACACGTTGCCTTCTAATTCTAAGTAAATGTTATTGTTTGCCATACATTATCCTTTGTTATACAATTTTGATTACGCCGATGTTCTGCGGCATATCTACAACCATACCGTATGATTGATAAGCATGCAGCACATAGTCAGCGGGTTGGATCGTGTTGTCCGTGTAGTCTTGGTAGGTGACACCACCGTACAGCAAGATTTCACCGGCATTCTCCCCGATCATGATCAACTTGTCCTCAGGGAACAATGCTTCACGTGGGTTGGGCAACATGCCTTTGAAAGTTTGCGGAAGCTCGATCAAGGTAATACCCTTGTACGAGGTGACTCGGTTAGTGTTCAAGTATTCCATCAACTTGTCCGTTGGGTAGGCCAAGCTCGGGTTAGTCGCACGCAGATCGCTATAGACATACTCGCGGAATCCGACAAGTTCGTAGATAGGGCGCATTGCGCGGCGCGTTCCCATGATTGCTTTAACATTACCGGCCGTGTACATCACGTTCTCGATAAGCGTATCAAGCGCATTGGCGGTAATAGCGGAGGTTTGCAAGTAGTGTGAGGGAGTGTTTGCAGAAGTCCACACACTTGAAAGAAGGCCGAATACACGGGCTACCATGTTGTCCATGATATCCCATTGCAAACGGGAGCGCATCATGTCAATAGTAATGTGCTTACCTTCCTGAACATTCCACAATGACTCACGTACACCACCGATCAAGCGGTCAAATACGTATTGATGGAAGTCTTGGGTATCCATCGGTTGACTAACCAAGTGGCTAGTACCGGGAACCATGGTTTGTACTGAGTACTTACCACGTCGCAAACGCTTAATGGTTTGCTCGCCAATGTCCGCCGTGCGGGTAGGCATAAACGTGTTGAAAATATCCAGCGTTAAGTGCTGTGGTTCAGTAATCTCGATGATTAGTTCAGCAAAGGCTGAACGGCCCCCGGGAGTAGAACCTGCGGTCTTGGCCACTTCGGCAATAGCCTTAAAAAGTTTATCTTTGTCGTTCATTATCTACTCCTAGTGCATTATGATGTACAGCATGTTAGTATCCGGTTGGTACCGTTCTACTGTAGCAATCGCGTAACTATCGTTGGTGGTGTACGTGATCAAGCCAGACGCACCGACGGCAACGCGAGCGCCGGGGATACGAATCTCAGCCGAGTTTACAAAACAACCGTCGGTAATACCAATTTTACCGTGGTGCAAAGCAACAAGCTCGCCGCTATAAGCGGAGGGTTCACGCCACATCGAACGAGGCACTAAGTATTGGAGATAATTCCAAATAGGTGCACCGTAGATCGTGCCATCGTTCAAATTATAATTAGTTTGAGCGGGCAACGTATACATGTAGTCGGGGGTAGGGCGGGGGAAGTTGTCGGGCGGGAAGAATGCGATGAATACCCCGTATCGAGTGTTAGCCGGAGCATAACTCACATTGGGCAAATCTTCGCGAACCCCGGAGGCGCCGACAACGACGGCGCGACCTTCAACGATAGTCGTTGAGGCCACACCTTGACGGCTAAACGTCGTAGTTACAATAACGGCCATTTATTTGTCCTCTTTCAGTAAATTTTTAAACTGCTCGGCTAATTGCTTAGGGCTGTAATCAGTGGCAACTTTTCCGGGAAGTTCGGGAATCGGATCCGCCTTTGCCGGTTGCTGCTTCTCTGACTGAGCTTTTGGGGTTGCGTACTTTTGCAAGTCTGCAATAATTTTTTCTAAAACGGTATCCTCTAAAGTGACATAAAAATTAAGTTTTTCTTTAATTTCACTTTCAGAGAAAATGCCGGACAAGCGACTTGCTATGTTGGCAGCTCGGGCTTCGGCTTTGGCCTGCAGTTCTGCCTCCTCGAAAAGTTTTACCTTTTCGTGAAGATCGATGAGTGTCTTTTCTTTGTCCGCTAGAGTAGCGGTTAACTCAAGAATTTGTTTTTCCAGTTCGTTCATTTTTTCCTTCTTTTCTGCCAATGATAGCAGCGGAGTTCTGTCTCCGTATGCAGGTGCATCGACAATGCAAGTACCTGCAAACGTGATGTTTTTTAACCATTTGACGCCATTAACGGTATCTTCCGCACCGTAGTAAACTTCCCAAGAAGTACCAATAAATTGATTTGCATCTGCTTGAGATTTTAGCATTTCGTATACTTCCGGATACTCGTCCTTCCAGATAAAAGCTTTGCCCATGATTACGTCTCTACCATTGTGCTGACCTAAATAGGCTTCGGTTATTGCTCCGATAGGGTTGGCCTTTGTGTGACCACCATAGCCTGCACCAGAGGCTGCTATTTTTATTGGCGTGTACATAGCAGTACGCATAATGTTCTCTGCTTCTGACCGATAGATGCCCTCGTTATTGGAGTTTGGTTCAAAGTCGGTGAGTACTACCTCAATCTCTTTGATAAACGGGTGATCGAAGCTTGCCGCTAAGGATAAACGGAAACCACCTTTCATAGATGACGAACTTTTTTTGTCAGCTGCGTCCATCTGAGAAACTAAGCTAGAGAACCACGCTTTACCTGCACTACCACCCCAAAGTAACCAAGAAACCCACGCGGGTGAATCCTTTGGAGCGTTTGCAAATCGAGCGTTACGGCCGCAGAATCGATTACCCATACGAGCACGTTCAGGACTGACTGCTCCGCCCGCTACGTACTTTCGGGCCCAGCCTACAGTAGCCGGTTCTAATCCTGAACCACTAAGGCCTTTTTCGTGAAGTGCTAATCCGCGTTTTGCGGCGGATCGCACTCCGCGTGGTGGACTGAAATTGATTCCTGCATACTTTGCAGCGGCCTCAGACTCCTCAGGCTCGGACTCGGGTTTGTCATCCAGCTCGTATTCCTCAATCACCCAAAATTTACAGATAGCCTCAGGCTCAATCGTACCGTTAACAATCGCACACGAACGACTGTCCGCCGCATAAAAAACACAATTCTCGCAAACTAATCCCTGTTCTTTAAAAGGGTTACTTTGAGGCGGAGTATAGTGCGAACCTTCGCTGTCGGTACCCCAGTTAAACTTACCGTGTTGATTTACTAACTCAAGCAGATCACTTACAAGGTCTTCTTGCCTTGGCGATAATTCTTCCGTATCTTCTACGGGCGGTGGCATTGTCATACTATGATCCTCGTACTAAGTGGATTTCAAAAAACCCTGCAACCGCACTATCTGGAGTAAATCCGATGATAAAGCCGTTTACAGGAGATGCAAGCATTGGTATGCTTGTTATAGAACCAGATACTGGTATAGAGTCGGCAACAAATCCGTGACGTATGTTTGCAGTAATCGCGTCGGTGTACACCAGCAAATCGTTAGTCAGAAAACCAAGATCGGCATAAAGGTACAAAGTTCCTGCAGCGGGAGTCTTTAAAGAAAAAGATAGTTTTCTCCAACCCGACCTGATCATTGGAACATAGACAAAACGTGCGTTGGTGCGCGATGTGTCGAAGAACGACCCGCTCACCGTAATTGGAGTCAAGTTGTTGCTATTGAAGGTATTCTCAACGACGTAGATGTCATCGTAACCCGTACCAATACTTGACACCAGTTCGTTAACGCGGCCGTCACCGGCCGTTTTGAGTGAACCGCGCACAGTAGATCTGAGCACGGTTGAATCACCGTCGGTTAGCTCAAGGCCGTTGTTAAGGAATAGTTCTTCATTATAAACTGCACCAGCAGGAAAACTTGTAGTAGCCGCACCTGCTATAATTACAGACACTGGTATAGGATCAGTGAATGATCCTAGTGCGGTACCAGAAGGCGTAGTCAACACAAACTGTTGGTAATGAGTAAGTATGTCATTTTCCGTTATTTCAACGGTACCGAGTCGTGTAGCTGCCGTAGTTGGAACACTTAAAGGCATAGGTAAAAATCTCCTTATTCTCTATAAAATACCTTATTTTTTTGTCAACTTGATTTTGTTAACAATCGTACGCACGCTTTCTCTTGATACGGTTAATCCTGCGGAAACACACATGCGAGTAACGGCACGAATAGACATTGATTCCTGATAAATGGATTGGATGTAAGATTCAATCAGACTAGTTGTTTTAGGTCTTCCTCGAGGTTTAGATGAACCAAAGAAAGAAGGTTTCTGCAATGTTAAGTGATCTACCTCAAAGTTAGTAGACTCAGCTCTATTAATTTGTCTCTGTCGTTGTTCTAGTATAATAAACTCGGTAAACCAAACTTCAGCTTTATACGGATTATATAGAGTGCGGCAGTAGCGGCACAGAAAGTCACCTCGTGTTTTTGGTTCTTCGCAGAATAGGCATTTTGTATATCTCATTGGACTCTCCTTATAGGTTAATAATAGCACATCTGTGCGGAAATGCAATTAAGTCATTCATAAATTTCTAATGTAATTCTAATACTATTCGCTTGACGGCATTTGTATAATTAGATAAAAGGAACCCCACTAATAGTACTTAACTAAAAATTAAAATAAAAAATTAATTAAATATAATCT